GTGTTAAGATCGCCCAAGGTTCCCGCCATTCCACCATTAGCACCATAATCGGCACCACCAAGCAGATTGTAACCAACGTTACCAATTGCGGCAAACTGAACATCTCTTGCCTCTTGACCCCACAGACCATCACCTCTAGTTACAGGGGAGAAGTCAGTTGAGAATCCAGTTGCGACAGGAGTAGTTCCGTGGAAGGTATCTGCTGCCTGCGAGGGGTTGTAACCAGGGAAGATCCAATCTGAATTAATTGCCAGATAGTTCTTATAGTAGTTCTTAAGAGGTGAATCTCCATCTGCTTCGGAGTCAAGTGCCTTCGACAAGAAGGACCACGACTCAAGAAGATTACCAGCAATACCAGTTACAGAACCAGTATCATCTACAACTGCAACGTGGATTGCATCACCACCACCGCCTCTTGAAGAGGAGAAGTTTGAATCAACAGGTTTTGGAGCAATTGTTTTCCAGAAGATTGCGCTGTTATTGATCTGCAGTTTCTGCTGATCATACCAGTCTTCGGCAGAAACAGCGGAAGCAGTTCCTTCTGAACCACCAGCGTTGTTGCGAATTGTAAGAACGTCTGCTGTTTCAAACGATTGAGCAGGATTGTTCTCTTGATAAGCAATTGAAAACTCAGTTCCAGCAGTGTTGACTCTGGAAACCACCTTAACATTGATTGTACTGTTGCTGTTTGTAGCATCAGTTGAAAGACCAGTAATGATGCCCTTCAGCATTCCATTAAAGGTTGTTGTTGTTCCTGCGCCAGGAATTGCTACAGACGAAAGTGCTGTAGTAACACCGTATCCAACAGTCATACCAAGACCAGCGAGGCTGTTGGTGCTAACACCAATAACTTGGTCTGCCGCGTTATCAATAGTACAAACTTTTAGTTGGTTTGCCCACTGACCAGGATTTCTACCAGCATAGTAGTAGGATGTGGAAGAAGTGTAGTTCTCTTGATAGTCATCGTAACTCTTGATCTTCAGTGAAGACGAAGAACCAATACCTACACCTGCGTTTGCGTTGACTAGATTGCTTCCATCTGTTCTTACAACACTCAAAATACCACCGTAGTTGAGGTACTCAGATGCTGTCATCCAGTATTCGTATTGTCTGTCATTACTCTGAGGAGTGCCGAAAACATCGATCAACTCCTGCTGAGTTGTAATAGCAGTAGCTTCATCAATAGGTCCCAGTCTAAATGGACCAGCAATCGCTCCGATGTTATCGAGAACGTTTTCTGCTCTACCTACTGTAAGATCAATTTCCCTGACTAATACGCCCGGAGATAATTGAGGAGTCGCCATGTTTTTCTCCTTAATGTCTCAAATTAACTAATAATATTTAGAGTTTTGAGTAGTTTCAATGACGTGAACAAGACGTGAACACTAGGATTTCCTACTTTTCTTTATTCTATCTATTGTGCATTTTTTACATTCATATGAATATGATGATGGGACTTGACCTTTATCTTTTCTAGTTCGATAAAATCCTTCTAATAGATTCTTTGTTTCGCCACAAGTCCGACATTTTCTTTCATTCAGAAAGAGATGATTTATATCGAATTGAGAGTCTAAATCCATTATTTGTAATCCCACATATAACTCATGTCTCCGTATTCGTCGGTATGCCACCTGTCTCCGTCATCATCCACAAAAGAATTATCATCGAGTCCATCGACAATGAAACCGAAGGGTGCCATATCTTGCTCGATTTGAGTCTTTTGTTCCTCGTATAATCGTTTTCGGACATCTTGATCTGTTAATTCCTTAAAGTAATCTTGTGCTACTAACCAAGCATAGATGACGAGACACATAGCAAGGTCATCATTACATCCCTCTTCTGCCTCAAATGAGTTATGCTTTGAGATGAAAGTGGTCAATTCTGAAATGACTTCATAATCGCAGAAGGTAAACTTATCCTCCTCAATCATAGTCTTCAAATTAAGAGAACCAACCTTCTTTACGGTCTTGGACATCTTAACACCTAGTTGGGTCTTTTGACCAGAAAATCCTTGTCCAACAATTTGACCTGCTCTACCTCTCATAGAACACATCAACAGATTTTGATATTCTAGATCATACTGTAGAATACTCGCTACCTGATCTCCTACATCATTAACCTCACATAAGATAAACGCTTCATTATAACTTTTACATACTTCATAGATGACACTAGGAAATAGCATCGGTTTGATATTATTATCTCTATATTTTGCTACAAGTTTATGTGGAAATTCTGTAATGTCGATCACAGTAAAGGCAGAGTAGTCCCCTCCAACACCTCTTGCTACGTCAACAGTACAAACGTAATCATGATCCTTTATCACTGGTTGATATACATCTAATCCAGCATTTCTTTTAATTGGATTTTCATAAATTAATGTTTTGAGTTTACTTGGAGCAATCAGAGTGTCAACAGAACCTAAAAACTCACACTCAAACTCAATTTTAAATTGTTGTTCGGATGTGTTCTTGATGGTTTGTTCTTTCCACTTATCATCCCTACCTGGAACTTCTGACCAATGAACATCGGTTGGAACATATTCGCTTCGACCTTTCTCCGCATCGTGCCACATACGGTAGAAATGATTCATACCATGTGGTGTGGATACAATAATTACTTTCGTGCTTTGACCGGAAGTAATAGTAGGATAAACAGAGGCAAAGAAGGCATCCGCGATATGGTTTGGAACGAAAGCGAACTCATCGAGGAATAGGATATTGAACGACATGCCTCGGACAGCACTTGCAGATGTAGAAGCTGCCAGAATCTTTGATCCATTTTCTAACTCCAGAGAACCTTTGTTCCAAGATAGAATACCTTGCTGCATCCATTTAGGCAAGTTCTCATATGCAATTTGTAGCCTACTTAAAAGTTCCCTAGCAGTCGATGCTTTGTTTGCTAGAATGCCAATGTTTACACTATCATTGAAAACAGCATAATGTAGAAGAAAAGATACCACAGTCGTAGACTTACCAGTCTGGCGTGGCATCTTACAAATATTAAATCTATTTGCGTGAAAATTATTAACTAACTTTTCTTGAAAGTCATACATCTTAAATGGTTGAAGACCATGGTCCAACGTCACAATTTTTACATAGTGTGCCGCAAAGTATACCGGATCTTCCTTACACTTAAGATATTCTTGAATTTGATCTTTTGTAAATTCAATTTGGGTATTCGCCTTTTTAAGGTTTGGATTCCCAAGATAGATATTTTCAGACATAAAGAAGTATTAGCAGTTCCAAGCTCTTAATGATTTATTTATTCTGGAATCAGGATCATTGGCAGTTTTCGCAGAAGTTAGTTTTTTCTTCATACCCTTCATTCTTGCACAGAAGGATGCTCTTCTTTTGTTGCCCTTCTTTTTAGATGGTGCTTTCAGGTCAGAACCAGGGTTCTCTCTTTCATAAGATTTACGACCCTTCTCATTCAATCCTCCTGATTGATTCTTACCAGACTTTTTTGTCCATGCTGCTGCCTCCTCGATGTCTTCATCGATAGCGTCTTGATATCCAGTGGTATCTGGACCAAGATTAGGAACAGACTCTTCATGAGTCATACCAACAATAATTTTATTATTTTTGGTTTTCTTATCCATATAATTAATGGATTGTTTTTGCTGATCAGCATATCCTTTTCCTTTTGAAGGAGCAAGACGTTTTTCACCGGACTTTCTTTCGGCAGATGCTGCTTTTCTCATTTCAGTATCTTGACCCTTCACCGCTTCAGTAACTTCAGTTTCTTCGGACATGTCAGGTACTCTAATATAAGTATCTTTATTGTCCAGCATAGAAGCATCGAATCTCATCACCTTGGAACCAGGATAAACCTTATCCATCGCTGCTTGAACTTGCCTCTTATTAGGTTGCTTGAGTTCAGGGAAGAACAACTTCATCATCATATACTTCCCTCTCCAAAGAAAAGATACGAGATAAACTTTTCCTGATTCTGATGGGATTCTTTCAATACCTTCACCAAGAGTCAATCTCTCAAGGATTCTGTCTTTCTCGGATTGAGTTTCTTCGTTCTTGGGTACACAGTTGGGGACCATCTTACCACCCTTCTTTTTCATACCAACTTGCTTGTGCGAATCCCAACAAGCTTCAACAACTTCAACCTCAATGCCATTGGATTCCATTGCCTTAATCTGCATCTCTGTAAACTCAGGAAGTGCCAGGAACTCTTCATTCTTGGATGAGTTGCCCCAGTTTTTGGCACCCTTCTTACGGCACTTTACGAGAGCACCAGAGGCATAAGCAGATGGCCATACGGAATATCGGGACTTAACTTTATGATAACAAGCATCTTTCTTACCTGAACCTTTACTTTTCTTATCCGCTGCTTCGTTGACTTCCATTTCTTCCTTCCTGGTTTTACGGTCAGTCTTTACCATTGTTGGTGCTGATGCTCCAGATTTACTTTGTTGTCCGGGATCTTCTCTTCTTTTTGCTGCCTGTGCTGCCTTCCTTTCACTTTTAGACATGCTAGATCGCTTGGAGGATGATACACACTTTGGGACACCTTCACCGGGTTTGTCACTCGCACAAGAATCGCCAGTTACAACATTAACCCAACCTTTCTTGCCATCTTTTGATTTAGATTTACCAAACCAATCTCTCAGTCCCTCTTCGTTAATCATCCCAACAAGTAAGAGAATCTCTTTTTATTTATCACCCATCAAGTGCTACAGTAAGACCAAGAGACATTCCTGGGAGTGATGTCCAAGAAGTACCATCATAGAATTCCATCTTTTTAGATGTTGAATTATAAATCATTGCTCCTTCACTAAATGAACCAGCATCTCTTTGTACTGTTGTATAGATTGGAGGATAGAAAGCAGTTGTTGCCTTTAAAGTGGCAGCAGTAATAATTCCAGTTGTATTGATAGAAACTGTAGTGCCAATTCCAACAGATGCTTGTTTACCTTCACTATCACTAAAAACAACTTCTCCAGAAGTGTTTTGGTGTATTCTAACTGTGGTAGCAGTACCAATAATTATTTCATCAACACCAGTAATTTTTCTCGCATTTGGATCAAGTGTAATTGATCCAGTTCCAATGGTTAAAATACCAGTTACTCTAGCGTCACCATCAACAAGTAGTGCTGTTTGACCAACACCTATATGGACCGTTCCAACTCCAGTGCTAATCGTAGATATACCAGAAACATTCAATCCGTTTGATGTAACAGTGATTCCACTTCTTGCGGTTATAATGCCGATGGAATCTAAGTTTTTAATATCTTCTTTGGTGATCGTGCCACCAACACTCAGGTTACCAGTAAATTGGACATCACCATCAACGTAAAGTGATTTCCCAGTTACAGCAGATGAGGTATTAATTCCAACAGATTTGTTAGTAGAAATACCAATGCTATCAGTGTGCCAAGTTCCTCCAGCACCAACACTACCACCCGGAGCAAATTTAAATTTCTTATGCTTATCCTCTCCGGTTTGACTTAAGTCAATCTGAAGAACCATTCCATCATAGGCATTGATGTTTGTAGCAATGCCTGCGATATCGTCAAGATATTGAAGTCTCGTTTCACCACCACCGCCTATGGTAGAAAGTTGAGTTGTGATTCTATTGATGAATAATCTATAGTGATTTGACAGGTCATCAAGAGTCGCAAACTTTTGATCAAGTGGCGTTAATGCGTCAGTTTGCCCACCTGCTTTTTCTTTTTCGCTAGGAGGTTCATTGAGAAGATAATTTTCTTTTAATGATTTTTGATCTTTTTTAATTAAGGATGATATCTGATTTAATTCTTTCAGTCCTCGTTGTAATGAAGAAATATCATCCTTAATAGACGAGATATCATCATCATAATATTTTACCTCCGGTAGAAGAGAAACCTCTACTTTCAGATCATTGAAAAATTTAAAGAGAGTTTCGTCTGTTTTGACACTTTGTTCATTAAATTCTTTAATCTCTTTCTTGAGAGATTGTTTTAATTTATTTTGCTCACCTAGAATAGACTTTTTTAATTTTTTGTCATCATCTTTAAATTCTCTATGATACTCCCAGATTTTTAAAGACGATTTGCTAAGTTCAGAATAAATATTTTTCTTCGTTTCTTCTAATTTAGAATTTGTAGTCTCAATACTTTCACTTAAACTTTCA